TCCACAAATGATGAATCCGCAAATGATGAATCCACAAATGATGAATCCACAAATGATGAATCCACAAATGAATAATTCTTATTCCGATACAAGTAAAATGTCAGAACAAGATATGATGGCTAGAATAAATCAATTACAAAGATCAGATATGAATGGAAATAATATGGGAAATATGGCTAATATGGGTATGATGAACCCACAAATGATGCAAAATATTTATTCTGATTCTGGCAAAATGCAACAAATGCAACAAAATTTTTTAATGGGTGGTAGGGAGGGAGGCGATTATGAAATGATGGCAAAAATTAATAAATTGAAGGCATCGTTAGCTGAACAAACTGGTTTAGATCCGCAAATATTAGCTTCAATGAATTCTCATGATATCGAACAGTATCTCAAGCAAAATAAAGGTGGCAGAAAAAGTAAAAAATCCAAACAGGTCGAATCATCTGATGAAGAATCGAGCGAATCTGAAGAAGAGAAATCACAAAATAAAAAAAATATTCTCAAAATGTTATTAGATTTGAAAAAGAAAAATAGTGAAAAAAAGAAAGAATTAGATGATCATACAGAAAAAAAAGCTAAAAACATTAACAAGAAATCACAACAAAAACCACAAAAGAAAGAATCATCAGATGAAGATAGTGATAGTGATAAATCTCCTCCAAAGAAATCATTATCAAAGAAATCACAACAAAAACCACAAAAGAAAGAATCATCAGATGAAGATAGTGATAGTGATAAATCTCCTCCAAAGAAATCATTATCAAAGAAACCACAAAAAAAAGAATCATCAGATGAAGATAGTGATGAAGTAAGTGAAAGTGAAAGCGAGAGTGATCGCTCTAATGACACTGAAACAAAAACTACGACGGATATTAAAATTAAAAGTGAGACGCATTCGGAACCCGAATTTTATAGTGATTATCTTGTGGAACTTGATAAACCAATAAATAGTGAAATTTATGATATTACGATTTCTAAATGTAAATTTCCATCATTAGCACCCCAAATAACAGAAATGTGCAATACTTTTTGTGTGAGATTTGATGATCATCAAACTGATATAACTTTACCTGAAGGAAACTATTCATTATCAGATCTTATAGATGGATTAAATGAATCATTAGAGGAAGCAAATATAGTGATAAAGGTAGATAATAAAGGAAGAATCGTATTAGAACGAAAACGTGGAGAATTTGTTATAGATTGTGGAGAAAAGTCGATAGCTAAACTACTTGGTTTTACAAAATCATCTTATGAGGGGAGATCAAAATATATTTCGGAAACTCAAAATATGTTTGAAGTAAAATCAATATATATGTTTATCCCAACAATAAGTGGTGATGAACCATTTTGTAAAATTGATGATGATGGTGTAAAACAGTTGTTTAAGTTATCTGATAATCTGGATACATTAAAATCATTCGTTGTTCAATTTAGACGTACATCGAACAGTTCAGAGACTGATCTATTTGATTTTCAGGGAAGATCACACGAATTTACATTAAAAATAACACATAAACAACCAAAAAGAAGAGTTGAATCAAGAAGTAGATAATTTAGTTTTTTCCGTAACTATTAATATAATAAATGATAGATAAGATATATTTAATTGGTATAATAGTTGTAACTCTTATTGTGTTATATCTTTACTTTACCAATGAACAAGAACATCGACGAGAAATGGATAAAATAGAACGCTTAGAAAGAAAATTTTATGAAAAAGAAAGAGAATTAGACTTTGTACGATCAAGAACCACGCCGTGTCCAATACCAGGATTAGATACACCAAGAAAATGTTATATAGATTCAAATTATTTATGTACATGGAACGATCTTGCTAATCGTTGCGATAGAAAAGAATAAAAGTATAAAATGATTATTTATTGAAATAAATTTTTCTGCATTTATTTATTTTTTTATCTGGTACTTTCGATTCACAAATTTGTTCAAAAGTATCGCCTCTGAGCATGCGAAGTATAAAATTCATAGAATATACTCCACATTCAGAATTTTCATATTGATGTCTAATTTTATTATGCTCAACTGTTATATTATTAATTCCCAATCCAACTTGACAAAATCTTGCGATTCTTCTCATTAGTTTTCTTACTCTCGGTTCTGGGAGTACACCATATGAATCAAAATAATAAACACTACCCTTTTTTAAATCAGAAAACATACCGACCCAATGTGATCCCGGTTGCCAATGTTCATCTAAATTAAATATAACTCCTATTTTTGATTTTCCCTCTTTTATTAATTTACCATAATCTAAATTCTTTATTCCCAAATGTTCGATCTCATCAAAATCCATCGGTACTGCACCTAAGAACTTAAACTCGGAATATTTTTGTTCATATTGTGCCATAGAATCATCTATGTTAATAGTACTTAACCATTCAAATGTCCCATAGGGTCCTTCTGGTCGTAATGTATGTTTTGTAAACTCTTCTCTGGCAGTTTCCTTCATTTTATTTACAAAGCTTTGTTCCATCCAACATTTTTGATCATCACAAACATCTTTTAATTTATTTTGAATCTCTCTGACTAAATATTTTTTATATTTTTTCGGATTTAAACATTCCATCTCCGGATACATTTTTATTTTATTATTATTAGACGAATTATATGCATTTGCATATTCAATCAAAACAGCTAATTTCGCACATGAACCTGCTTCAAAATTAGTTCCTGGAGCACATTTATAATCATTATTATTTTTGGGTTTTATTTCAGATGATCTTACACTAGTTATATTACTCATTATAAAGAAACATTAGAAAAATATATTATTTCATGATAACATTAGCTGCAACCTTGTTTTTCGAAGTCTTTTTGATATTTAGTTCTTCTTTAATTCGGGTAGTTATTTTTTCGAATTGATTGATTAGTTCATTCTCGTTTTCTAGATCTTGATCGTCAGGAAAATAATACATATAATCTTGACCCTTTTTCGCACAACAACCTTTGAAATTAATATTTTCATCTAGAATTTTACCAGATGCATCACGATATAAAATTTTTCCATTATGTATAATTTTGTCATAAACATCATTATTAACTTTTTCCTTTTTACCTAATACCTCATTAATAATATTAATTCTATTTTTCTTCAATTGAGGATGTAATTTTATTATAGTATCCACTATTGCAATTTTCTCTTTATCCTGTAACATAAGATTGATCTAATATTATTATCAATGTTGTTGAATTATTTTTCAATTTTATTTTGCTTATTTGACTCGCAACAAAGTTTTTCTATCATATCCATAATATTTTTATTTAATATTTGACTATGACTATCCTCTTTTACATTCATTTTTACATAAAGTTTTTGAATATAATCGTTCATCAAATCTTTCTTATCTGGATGATTTCTAAGATACATCACATAACCCCACATTTTTTGAAATATTGGTAATTTTTCTGCGAACCATATTCTATCTCGTAAAATTGTATCTGCCCTAAATACAGATAGTTTCCAATAGATAATACGATCTAAATAATATCCTTCATAATTCATCTTGAGATTTTCAATTTCAGATATAATCCAACGATCATATTCATATGGTGTCATCATAACTTTGGGTGGGTATATCCACATTGCATTATCATAAACAGTTTGATTATACGATTTTATTATATCTTCGCCTTTATTTATTGGAAGTAGTTGTAATATACATCCTTTTTCCATACCAGACGATAATGATTTATACGGTTCATTCGGATTTGTATCTGAAACAAATTCACTTTTATCATCATATTCTTCAATTTTACATTGTAAAAAATCACATTCCTCCAAATCGCAACATTCTAATTGAAATTGTACTTGATCCCAATAATATATCGGACAAACATTTCCCTTTATCTCTCCAGTTGATTTAATAACTCTTCTACTTGGACATTTAATTTCTAACATTCTTCCCACATTTTTCGTTTTAGATTTTCCATCAGTTTTAAATCTACTAGTGATACCATCTGGACTTGCTCCGAGAAAAGTATATTTTTGATGTTCAACTAAGCCATATTCACTTACTCGTACCATCATTCTAAATTCATAAATCATTGTGGCAATTGCTTCGAATTTTTTTCCGTGATAAGTATCAATATTTCCACTAAATGAACTTCCGTTTATTTTTTTGAGAATAAACTTATACGGTAATTCATGCCCATTATCACCAATAATAGTACCAACATCACTTGCTGTAATTTTACCATCTCTTTGTTTAAACCATTCAGGTGATCTCTGTTTTGGATAATCTCTCGATGATAATTCATCGACTATTTTTGCTAGTTTTTCTATTTTATTTGTATAAATATCATCATTTTGATTATCGCATAATAATTGTATTTTTTTGATAGATTCGTATTCATTTTCTTTTAATGGACAGTAAATTGGTCGTGTTATAATCTCATTATTATTATCATTATCACTATCGTTATCATTATTATTAAAATGTTCGTTTAATACTGGAAGGATATATTGTTCATCAATCTTCCTTTTTATTATATCATACGTTAAATTACCGCTCTTAGTAACATCGAATGATAAAGTATCATCTTCGATTTGAGCATATTTTGAAACAATCTTTCGAGTTTTTTTAATCGGCTTTTCTACTTTTTCTGATATTGTTTTTATGATGTCATCAATATCATCAAGACTATAAGTTTTACCATATGATTTCTTCAATACAGTTTTGATTTTCATTAGTCTTATTAGGCTATTATATCTTTAACTAACGGGTTAACCATAAAAATTTGATATTTCAATATTCTAGCTATGCCAAACTGATGGAAAACTACTATCTGGCTTGAAATGAGCAAGCTTACGGAAAGTGACACATTATACGTTACGGACACCGCAATAGCAATCGCAGGATCCGTAGATGCTGGGAAGTGCTTTGGTAAAGGAACACAAATCATGATGTATGATTGTTCAATAAAAAAAGTCGAAGACATAAAATTAGGTGATGTAATTATGGGAGATGATTCAACACCGCGAATTGTTTTTGAAACACATTCCGGAATCGGACAACTTTATAAAATTACCCCCCAAAAAGGAGATCCATATATTGTTAATGGTGAACATATTCTTTGTCTTAAATGGTCTGGACGGAGTAGAATGTATTACGATTCAACAAAAAAGCGTTATTGTGTACAATATACAATATTAGAAAAAAATATCCCGATGATTAAAATGAAACAATTCCCAATCAAGAATAAAACGAAACTCAATGTGAAAAAAATGGCAAATCAATTTATGCTAAAAATAAGAACGGAAGAAATTCAGAAAGAGGATATTATTGAAATTTCGGTCAATACATATATTAAACTCAAATCAGGAATTAAAAAACAATTAAAATGGTTCAGAAATGGACTAGATTTTAAGCAACAAAATCTTCCGTTTGATCCATACATATTGGGATTATGGCTCGGGGACGGAACTTCGGCAAATACTGACATAACAAACATCGATGAAGAAATTCTAAATCATTGTCGTATTTATAGTAATAATATGGGTATGGATTTTGTACAACATGGAAAAATGAGATATAGTTTTAAACAGAAAGGAAAGTCAAGGAAATCAAATGGAAATATGATGTTAAATTTTCTTCGCACATACAAGTTACTAAACAATAAACATATTCCCAATATTTATAAATTTAATTCCCGCGAAAATCGTCTAAAATTACTTGCTGGACTCATAGATACGGATGGATATTATGATAGAAAAAAGAATTATTATGATTTTTGTTTTTCTGCAAATAACGAAACGTTAGTCGATGATATAATTTTTCTAATTAGATCGTTAGGTTTTCCGACGTATAAGCAAGCAACAATTAAAATATGCACAAATAGTTCTAGAGGCAGAGTTGAATGTAAATGTTTCAGATTTGGTTTTGGCGGTTTTGGACAAGAAGATATTCCATGTCTAGTTGAACGAAAAAAGCCACACGAGAGAATTACAAAGAAGAGAAATATGATTTCAGGTATTAAAATTACTCCGGACATAATCGGAACATATTATGGTTTTGGATTAGATGGAAATAAGAGATTTCTCCTCGGAGATTTTTCGGTTGCACATAATAGCACGTTCGTAGGTGTTATGACCACTGGTATTCTTGATGATGGTGATGGTTCTGCGCGATCTCTTGTGGCTAAACATAAGCATGAGATTGAATCACACAAAACATCAGATGTTACAACGCGTATGGTCAAATTGGATAATGGTCGCGGAATGACTTTTATTGATTTGTGTGGTCATGATAAATATTTTAAATCTACTGCATTTGGTATTTCCGGTTGTTATCCCGATTATGCAATAATTATTGTTGGTTCTAACAGAGGTGTTCTACCAATGACTAAGCAACATTATAGGTTGATCGCATCGTACAACATTCCAACTCTTATTGTTATGACACGTGCTGATATTACTCCAAATGATCAGTATACTGCCAATTGCAAAACTATTGGCGATCTATGTAAGAAGTATAAGCAAACTGCCGAAATGAAAAACGATTATTTTGATGAAAAGTACACTTCTGATATCGAAAAAGAAAAGATCGTATTATCTGTCTTGGAAAATATCAAACTTGTCGGAGGAAAACAAACATCAGTTCCAATTCTTACGATCTCGAACAAAACTGGTTATTACGTTGATGTTATTAAGAAAATCATTTCATTACTCCCACCTAGACCGCTTTGGGGAGAACTAGAAGACAATAACAATAGAATTGTAAAATTCTTCAAAACAAAACTAGGCGATAATGCTTTTGCAGTCAAAACTCCTCTTGATGGATCTATATTTTATGTTGATGGAACTTATAAGAAACAAGGTATTCGAGGTATCATAGTATCAGGTATATGTCGTGGTGCACCGATCAAGACTGGTGATTCACTTTTTATTGGTCCGTTTGGTAAGGAATTTAAACATATTGAAATCAAATCGATTCACAATAACGTAAAACAAATTGTGCCGTATCTGGATCATCATCATCGCGGTTGTATGGCAATTGTTACAGATGAAAAAGAACAACTAAAACGTAATGATATCAAAAAAGGAATGATTATTGTTAGTACTCCAACATTAACTCGGCGCATATGTTATAGATTTACCGCTGCGGTATCAATTATGACTGATCTTCAAACATCGATAACTATTAGAAATAATTATTCTCCCGTAATTCACATGGGAACAATTCGTCAGACAGCAAGATTGATGATCGATCCGGACAAAAATGAGGGTCGATCGGAACTCTGCTTTGGTGATACGGTAAAACGCCAATCAAATATCAAATCTGGTGATGTTGCTGTTGTTTCATTCAAATTTAGATCTAATCCCGAATCAATCGAACCGTATTCTGTATTTGTACTTCGTAGTGGTGAAATTCAAGGCATTGGTGTTGTATTATCAATCTTGCCAGTAGATGAAGATATAGATGCTAAAGCCGATCCTATCAAAGTCAAACGATTACGTCGTTTCAAGGCTAAAATTGATAAAGAACATGTAGCAAAGGCGTAAAATTTATTTTATATTTAAGCGTTCCAATATAATGAATAATATAATAATGTATACCGAAGAACAATCAAAATATATAGATTTTTTAGATAAAATAGATACAAAATTAATTGCTTGTGCAGGTTCTGGTAAGACACGATGCATCATTGCCAGAATGAATAATTTAATAGAAAAAAATATTTATACATCAAATGAGATATTAATGCTTACTTTTTCTCGTTTTACCCGTGATGATTTTATGAATAAAATTAATACTTATGATGCTAAATTAATAGACAAAACATGTGTTAAAACAATTGATAGTTATGCGAAAAGTTTGATCGATATTAATAATGAAATTGATGTATCATTATTATCTTTTCGATTTATGAAATATTTAGAATCGACGACAATTGAAGATTTAATGAAAAATGATAGATTAAAATCTATTAAAAGTATTTTTGTAGATGAATCACAAGATTTGAATAATATTCAATATAATATACTATGTTTATGTAAGCAAAAATTGGGAATAGTGATTAATTTAATTGGTGATCCAAATCAGAATATATATCAATTTAGAAAATCAAGCGATAAATATTTAACAGATTTTCCAGCGAAAACATTTTATCTGACAAAAAATTTTAGATCATACGGTAATATTGTTCATTTTTCTAAATATTTGCGTCCAGTTCAAAATACAGATGTATATTGTAATAAAACCACGATTGATTGTAAGCCTATTATGATGTTTCATAACAAAGAATCAGAATTTGAGAAATGCATAGTTGATTTATTACGTAAATCAATTTATACTAGAAAAATAGAAGCATCCGATTTTGCAATTTTATCACCAACACGTGGAAAAATGCGAGGATGGGATAGATCACACGGATTATGTTTCATTACGAATATTCTATCAAAAGCGAAGATACCGTTTAAACAATTCTATGAAGAAGCAACCGATGAGATAAATAATAATATTCAATATAAACCAGAAAAGGGACATGTCAATGTTCTAACTTATATGGGATCAAAAGGATTAGAATGGAAATATGTCATTATAATAGATGCAAATATGTGTCTGATTAATAAAAGACATTTTAATAACGAAAAACATCTACATGATAGATATTTATTATATGTTGCATGTTCACGGGCTATTGTAAATATGTTTATTTTTTCAAAATATTATCCAACACAACATGTGACAAGATTTGATACAAATCCTTGGTTTTCTGAAATTCCGAAACAGTATTATTTGAGAGATTCGCGTTTTGATGCATATTTTAAATTTCCAGAATTAAAATACGTAACAAATACAATAAAAGAACGTCGTATAACAAAATTGATCGATAATATGACAGAAGAGATGTTAGATAAATTATCTTCGTTGATCAATTATGAAAAAATGACTAAAACTGTCATAAAAATCTTTAAAAAAGACTATTCTCATATTGAAAATAATTGTGGAATATTTTTTGGAAAATTTGCAGAACGTTTATTTTATTGTTATCATAATATTAAAGAAGGATTACCACATAGGAAATATGCAGATATTGAAAATATTATATCAAATCAACATATATTAATAAATGTACCTGCTGATGTATATGAATGGTTTTATAACGTTAGATTGGTTATGACGTGGGAAAAATACGAAAAAGAAAAAGAGATGTTAATCAAAGAAAAAAATAATATTGTTGAATATGTTGATAAAAAATTTGACAGGAACTTTCCATTTGCAGATCACACAATGTTGAACGATGGATACTATTCGTGGTTTATTCTTAAAAAGAGAAAATGGATAAAAAAATATTATGATAAATATATTAATTGTACAAATGTAATGAAGATACGAAAATTTTTATTTAATATATCCATTTTGTTATACACATTAGAAACTCAACACTATTTTCATGTAAGAAATAAGGGCTTAAGATTCCAAAGTATACGTAAATGTTATAAACAAATGTTTAATGAGATGACGACGTATATAGATAATAACGGTTTTAATATAATTAATAGTATGATACCTGTAAGCAAATGGGGTTTTGTTGGTGAAATAGATTTTATCGATCATAATAATGAAATTTGGGAAATCAAAACGGTACGAGAACTTACACTAAAACATGTATTGCAAATTTTAATGTATAATTTAATGATGGATAAAAATACTAAGAATCTCAATTTTATTAACCTCTTGAAAGGCGAAATAGTAATAATGAATTATGAATTGACAGAAAATAATATTATTGAAATAAAAAATATTTTTGAAGCTTCATCCCTTGATTAGACGTACTTTATCGACATAATTCATTAAACGCATTTTACAACAATAACGTGTACATAATTCATTGACTACTAATTGTCGTTTTCTTTTATACTCTTCATTTTTATCAAGATTTCCTTGTGAAACAATATCATCGTCGACACCTATACTTTCACATATCTCTTTCATCCTTTCTTCATAAACGACTTGTTTATCACCTAAAAGATCACCACATGTTGGACATCTAATATAGAGCATTTAATACTATATAACTAAATATGATTATATTCTTTAAAAAGAATTAATCAATTTTTATATAAAAATTAGTCAATTTTTTATATAGGATGAGTACTCCACAAGAAGAGAAGAAATTTGATGTGGCAAAATTTAATAAAGAATTCGAAATGCAAAAAGAATCAGAAAAGGAAAAAATAAAACAAAAAGAAGAAGAAAAATTAAGAGAATTAAATAAAGTACAAGGAAAGAAAAAATTATATCAATTAACACTTTATGATATTGCTATTGGCATAAAAACATCATTGTTTGAACTACTTGATGATTTATTGGAACAAAGATGGAGCATTGATATACTCACAAAAAATGATAGACTTTTTTTTATCGGTATTACCATTTTTATCATAGCGATTATATTATACATTTATAATATGTTAACTGAATGGGATGATAATCCAAAAGTTGTGACGGAAACACATCATATATATTATAGAGATGCGAATCAAACGCTTCCGAATCCGGGATCAAAATCGTTATTGAGTAGTTCGGATCGTGCTTGAACTAAATCAGAACCGTTTGGTATTTCGATTATATCCAAATCGAATGTCGGATAAATTCTGTACCTATTTTCTCTCATTTTTTTAATAAATAGATCTAATCGATCTCTTTTGTATTCTTTTTCAAATATTTTAACTATTTTATCCATTTCATTGAAAACTACTTTTCTCACACCGTATTTACCAGTATTGGGATTTCTTATTCCACAAAGTTGATAATATGAAAAAAATGCTGGTGGTGGTCTATAACATATATCATCATCGTCTTCAGATTTAAATCTATATCTCATTGATAATATTGGTGCATATAATTATCAATACATTTTATACGTATACGTATTATTTTTATCCCATAAATCTTCGTAACTATTTTTGGGTTTTGGGGAGTTAGATGGTGTTATTATACGGATATTCGTCGTATATCCTTTGTGATATATTTTGTTTTGATGATTATAATAAACTTTATTCATATACTTATTAAAAATATCTTCTAATCTCGCAGTTGCCCTATTTAATTTATCATAAACTCTCATATCAACAGGAACTCGAATAATAATAGAATGCAGATGATTTAATGCATCTCTCTTACGATCATCTAATATTTCATATTGATAACCTGAGTAAAATTCATCTATTTCTACATTTCGATAAACCATTAAAAATTGTTCTATATTATCGATCATATTTTCATACGCTTCAGGATTGTAAATATAAAAATCTTGAATACTAAATATAAAATTAATTAATTCATCGTTTTGTTTAATTGGTGATTTATTTATATTTGGTCTAATAGAATTTCTTTTTCGCTCTAATATATCTTCATGAACATCTTTGTGTGCATTCTCTTTTCTATTTAATAAATAAATAACAACAATAACGATAATTACTCCCATAAATAAACCAATCGATACGGAAAATTGGGATATATAATATAAAATAGCGATAGATAGAACAACATAAGTGAATATATTTGCATAACTAATAGTGAGAATATTATCTATCATCATACATTTATGTGAGATTAATTTTAATCTCAATCTTTATGTGAAATTAAAAAGTTGATTTATTATTATTTTATTTAAAGTCTAATAGATACTAACTATATATTATGAGCAATCTCAAGATTGAGGATATTATTCGCGATAACAAAACTTATAAGTATCAACAGGAGTTTGAAACTATATCTGATGCGACTAGAAAAAAACTATTGCAAAAAGCTATCAATGAATTAACTACCGATAAATTAGAAAAAAGCGTTACCAAAATTGAATCATTTAATAATTCTTTAGATAAGACAGCACAATTAATGTTTAAACAACCGTGGCATAAACTTCAATCATTTCAAAAAGAAGAAAAAATAAAAGAATACGTCAATGATAAATTTAAAAATCATAAAAATATTGACGAAATAATTAAATTCTATTTAGATAGACAAGATTCACTAAAAACAGCAAAAGATGTTATATATGATCTTACTACATGCAAAATTACAAATATTCCCAATGTTATTTATGAAGATAAAGTTATAAATAAGAAGAAAAAACAGGTTTAAAATAATGAATAAAATATCATAATAAAATAATAATGGAGAGTATAAGGCTTAATATTGAAACGTTCGATGACTCTATCAAACAATCAATAAATAATATGAATTTTATTTATAATCAAGAATTTCCAAATAATAATGAATATGTGATCGATAAATCATTATCATCACAATTATTCAATTCTGTTTTAAAAATGACATATAATGAAAAATTGTCCGCATTATCAAAAGTATTTAATGAAACTGATATTATGAGAGAATTATTAAAATATGAATTATTATATTATGAACATAATGATCACATTGAAACAAAAAAAGATTTCATTGAATTTGTTATAGCAACTTTACATCGTTATCAGTTATATACAAATGGTGATTTATTAGAATCGTATGAATGGTCATTATATATGGAAAATGATAAATGTATTATTAAACATGATTGTCCAATTTTACTCAATACAATACAATTACAACATTTTGATGATAGAGAAATCGAAACATTTTTATTAAATATAACTAATTATGTAAATCGTGCAACTAATAAATTTAAGCTATCATATAGAATTATTGAAGATAGAGATCATGAAATTTGTTGGGTGATATTAAAAATAACTGAAAAAATTGATTAAATTATTTATTTGATACATCATTATACTATTTATTAGTATCACGATGGATTATTATCATTCTGAATTTCCAGAAAAAAATGATATCGTTATGGTTACACTTAAAAGTGTAAGTGATTGCGGTGTTTATGTTACATTAATCGAGTACAATGATATTGAAGGATATATTTCTCAAAGTGAAATTCATCGCAAAATTGTCAAACCGGAAAAGATATTTAAACGAGATAAAATATATGCATGTTTGGTAATGTCAGTAGATATTAATAAACGTTATATTGATCTTAGTTATCGAAAGATTAAATCTGACGATCAAACAAAATATGAAACTAATTTCACATATATTGAGCAATATTATAAAGTTCTCAAAAATGCTTATGAATTATCCAAATCATCACCAATAATGACATTTGATGAACTATTAGATTGTACATTTAGAAAGTTATTTAATAGGAAAACTTTAGCGGAAAATGTAAATACAAAAGAGTTATACAATAAATTATTATCAGATAGTAAAGATAATGTTCCGACTGAATTTGCCGATATAATTGTAAGTAAAACCGTTATTACTCCTTATGTTATTACCCAACCATTCGATTTGACCATTTATAACTCACACGGTGTTTCGATATTGAAAAATATTTTAACTAATGAATTATTTGCAAATTTGAATGTTGACGTTACATGTGATTCATCTCCATCTTACAAAATGGTCGTAAATGATAATAATTTAGAAGACGGTAAAAATAAAATTCAACAATCTTTGCAGTTTATTAGAAACAATATTGTTGGATTTAAGACGAGCTTTAATGTTCATGATTCTGAAATAAAAGAAAGAACATTTAGATATAATTATTAATTTTTATTTATTTTTTTCCCTTTTGATGTTTGTACATAACCCGTAATATTTATATCTCCGTTATGTATTTTATGATGGCAATCTTCACATACAACAACTAAATTGGCTATATCATTTTTCTTTATATGTGGTTTGTTTTTTACAAAACCATCAGGGCAATCTTTTTGAAAGTTAATATGATGGGTATGCAGAGGAGAGAATTCACCATTTAAATCTTTTCTACCGCATAATTGACATTTATGAACATAAACATTACTATTATATTTGGATGTTTTTCCCGATACAATTTCGTTATGAACTTGTAATAGTTCATTTTTAATTTCATTTGCAGTTTCGATAAATTGTTTGTCATGAATAATATGACTTGCAACTAATACACCGTATACAGGTTCACCTTGTCCTTCTTTTAATTTTCTATCATAGATTAAAGTGTTCGTATTATTATCACACATAACAGAAATATGATATGCTTTAATATTATCTAACTCTTTTAATCTTTTAACATTACATAAATCGTGTAAATGAGTCGCAAATATAAAGGATGATTCTGCCTGAGATAATTTATTCAAAGTAGATGCAACGATAGATGTTCCCGATATATGTTCTGTTCCTCGACACACTTCATCACCTATTGTTAGTGTATATTTTCCGGCTCTTTTCAATATTGCATTTAATTCGGTCATCTCCAATGAAAATGATGATAAACCTCTAAAAATATTATCATTGCCAGTTATTCTTGTATATAATGATTTAAAAGGCGATATAATAAAGTTTTCTGCTGATACAAAATATCCAGCTTGTGCTAAAATAATGTTTAATCCAACGGCTTTCATTAAGACTGATTTTCCAGAACTATTCAATCCGTAAATAAGCATTCCCTTTAATTTATCACCTAATTCAATATCATGTGGTACGTATTCGTAATCAATTATTCTCTCCACAATTGGATGACGCATATTTTTTGCATTGATATATCCATAATCTCGTTTCTCTATTATGGGTTTTACATAATTGTATTTTTTAGCAGTTTTTGCACCAGATTTTAAGAAATCAACATGACCAATTATTTTATTTATTTCATTTAAACTATTATAATAAATTCGATATACATCTCCAATTAATTCTAAATAATACTTCTTGATTAATACTGCTATTTGTTCTTCTATTGTTTTTCTATCATTTTCTTCAACACTTGGGAAAAATAGTTTCATTACATTCCCCCCACTATTTTTAAGTTTGAAGTCTTTAGTATTAACAGTTATGTTGCCAATTTTCATTGTTTCTTTATTTTTAAATTTTTCCATTAATGTATTTGCCCTTTGTTTGGTGAGAGATATATAATAGCCTTCACGTTTATTATTATTTATTTTCAATCCGGTTTTTCCTTTTATTTTTAATAAATTTATCAACTCTTCGCATAAATTTCCGGAATATTCAGATTCATCGTTTAATTTAGTTTGTAATTTATCAATATCGTCATGTATTCCAAAATTAAAAAATGATGCTTTAATATCATTGATTGATTGTGTTTGTAATTTATCGATATTCATTGTATCATGTAATTTTTTTGTTAATTCTGCTAATTTACCGATAATCGGTCTATTGACTAATGATGATATTTTCGTTTTATCTAATAAGATAAATAATTCTAAAGCATTATCATAACTTAGTATTAAACTCGCTAATTCATACGGTTGAATTGTATTCATGCATAATTTACGACATAATCTTTCAACATCACAAATGCCATTTAATAATATTTCTATTTTATCTCGTTTATCTTCTTTCATATCGATAATTTTGTCAATATAATCGTGACATACTTTAATCTTCTCAATATTGGTCATTGGAGATAATAATCTATCCCTTATGAATCTTTTACCCATTAAAGTGGATGCATTATCAATAACTTCTATTAAACTTCTAAATTTACTATTTGCATAATAATTATAACTATCAGATTCAACAACATTTAATTGATAAACAGCATTATTTCCCAAAATCAAATGTTCATTACCCATAAAAAATTCTGGCACATGTAAGTCTTTTATTAATTGTTTATTATGATCATTAATAAAGTTACAAAGATAAACCAAACTAATTATTACAAACGGACATCTTTCTAAATTTGTAAACTCTAATGGATCTAACATATTATCATAATTTTCATAAACAACTTTTAATACTTCTGACTGATAATTCATCTTTGTATATTTATAATCCACTTTGTCGACAATATGCACATCGTTTTTATTGATATTGAGATATTTCATTATTTCATCAAAATTAGTGATATTATGTCTGTCATACATAATAATCATCTCTTTTGGATTTATTGATGATATAAATCTATTAGCATCATCCAATGATAAATTACTATCATCACAAGATGGATATGCTTCATGAACGATAGTTTTACCAGTAGTAATGTCTACCGCTGATAAACCGATACATAATGATGGATTACCTTTCCGTTGATTGACCAATTCGAAATAAATTGAGATAATAAAATTACCCATAGCATTATTTGCATCGATATATGTACCTTTCGATACAATATCAGTTAATTCTCTTTTAATTGAATCATCATCACTAACTTGATCGAATATAACAACTGTATATCCTGCTTCTATTAATTTTGGAACGAACTTATTATACGACATTATTTGAAATCCTAACATACGAGGATTATGGATATTTATATCTTTTTTATTATTTTTCCGCGCACATTTAACATCAATAATATTCGATATTTCTTGCAAATTAGGTCCTCTTTCAAGTGTTGCGTATGATTCATAAAATTGTCCAACTTGCATTAATACATAAGCCTTACCGTTATATTTTTTATTATATTCTTCATGATATTTTAAGTAGTCTTCTGTTATAGTAGTCATTTATATTAAAATATTTCTGTGTCTTTAACCTTATTTTTATAACATAAATATAAAAATTTGATTTATATTTAAATGATATATTATGATTTATTTATCTATTAATTTAATTCAAGAGGAAAATCACCAACATTGCAAAAAATAGTATACTGTGCCGATACGTATGAGGAAAA